CCTACGCCATCTATAACTACGACAACGCAATCTTCTTTGGCAAAAGATTTTGGTCTAGTTGCGAAAGCAGCTGCTGCGTGGGCAACATGATGGGTTGGGGTTCTTACATTATGATGCAGTGCTCGGTAGTAAGGATGCTGATCCCAGAGTTCATCTGTTTGACCACAATATTCTTTTTGTTGGTGGTCAGCTTCTTTCTCAAACTCTGTACGGAACTTTGTTCGCCATATCCAATCGTCGCTTTGTATGATCTCTGTATTTTTATGCAGGGTAGCATATTGCTCACGAATATTTCTCGGCAACCACCAATCATGTTTCTTGCCAGTATATCGCTCGCCCATGGCGGCGAAATGGATATTTCCGTTTTCGTCTAACAGAGTAAACCCAGCATCGTGCAGGTACTCTCCGCCAATTCCATAATAATATTTCATATGATTATATAGTGTATTCCTTAAAAGAAATATCAAGCAGATCTACTAGGGTAGGGGAAACTCTATTGGTGTGTCATTAACAGAAACAGGTCCAGCATTAAATAAATCAGAATCTGCGTCAAAAACTGTTAGTATTTCTTGTCTCACATAGTCTTCCCATAAAAAACATGCAGGTTCGTTATCACGATCAACGTTAAGCATTTCTTCAATAGTAAGCGATCCATATGGAGCAAGTTCGCCAGTAGTAATTTTTAATCTAACATCGTTATTGGCGGTTAGTAGTAGTTCATTCATTTTAGTCTCAGAACAAGACGCTAATGCAGCAGAATCATCAGTACCACATTCTGCTATAGTCCAGTTATGTAATTTAATGTCTCTTTCTGATCCTAATATAGATCCAGAAGCTTCTGGTTTATACCCAGTTGTCATTTTACGTTCTCCATTCTAACCATTAATCGTTCTGCGCGGTTGGTTACTTGACGATACCAAAGAGAATCACGCCCTTCTGCTGCAGCAGTTTTCCAATCTTTTGCTTCAATAGCAGCAATGAAGTTCTTAAATTTACTTAATCGTGTCCTGCCCATGTTAAACATCATATTAACTAAAATTTGTTGAACTTCGTCAGGCAAATTAGAAAAAGTATCTTTATCTTCGAATAAAGCATTACATTCTCCAATAGCCATATCAAGATCGTTTTCAAAGCACTCTTTAACTCTTTCAACCGAAACTGGAGTTCCGATTGCTTTACCTAATTCTTCGTCACCTTTTACAATAAGATGCCCGATTCCAAACGTAGGGTATCCGAGATGGTCTTCATATATGACATACTCGACTCCTTCGTCTATCTTAAGTTGTTCATAAACAGCTTTCCTATTCATGATTTCTTTCATGATTGCTCCTAATAAACATTTCTTTTGTCATTATATAGTCGCGAACGAAATCAGAACGAATAATATCCTTCCAACCAAATTCGATAATTGAAAAATTCTTCATGACTTCTAATATCGACAAGAAATCACGAATTCCGTTTTTGTCGGAAACTTTAGTAAAATCCGACTGATAAAAATCTCCTGCAAATATTATACGAGAGTCCAGTCCAACCCTTGTTATAACTGAGTCCAGTTCATGGAACGTCAGATTCTGCATCTCATCTACAATAATGATAGCATTATCAAAGGTTGTACCTCTTATATAGGAAGTTGAGTAGAACTCGATGATTCGTTGTTCTACCAATTGTTGGTAACTCCCGCCGAAGTTAAATAGGTCGTCGCATATCGCGATGTAAGGTTGTATAAATGGCGCGAGCTTTTCGTCAGCAGTTCCTGGAAGAAATCCCATGTCTCGAGTTGCAACTACTGAACGAACAAGGACTACTTTTTCCCAAGGAGTATTTTTATCCAATACATCCTGCAATGCTAGATATAATGCAGTGAAAGTTTTACCTGTTCCTGCGCTGCCATTAAGAACAAGATGATGACCTTCTTTCCACTCATCCCATGCTGCTTGTTGATTGACTGTCAGCGGGTCAAAAGTATGGAGATTATCTATTCGAATTTTAAAATGACTTTCTTGTTTTTGCCTTTTATTTTGTGTCATGTGTTAATAGTGTTGCCCCTACCAGATCCTTTCTTCATTTTCTTCATTAAGTCTTTCCAATCACCAGAAGTCTTCCCTAGAGTACTTCCTGTTTGACTAACTAGAGAAGAAGCAGTTTTGTGTAGTACAACCCACTCTCCTGATTTTACGTTTTCTTCCATAGTAGAGATAGAACAAAGAACTTCTTTTTCTTCTCCATCTTTGGTCCTAATATCATATGTTGGCATAGTATTCAGTTTCCTAGGCAGCGATGGCTTTATTATACTGAATTTATATAAAAAGTAAAGCCATAAAATAAACGATGCCCCACCGAAGTGGGGCACGAGATAGGATCACCTTCCTTTAATTAACCGTGAGGGAGTCTTGGAGTTCAGAAATATATGTGTTTAGATAATTCCTTTTTATCTCCACCTTATGTGCTAATGTAGTTTTACCTTTCTTATTCAGTTTATGAATATAGTGTTGTAACTCAGCGCTGTCCTTGCGTAATCTTTCTAGTTGATTTGTAGTTACCATAGGCGACTCCTAATATTTTAAGTTAGCAAATCATAACAAATATTTCCTTCACGGTTATCTCGTAACGATACCTCCTAAGCAGGAAATAACTGAGGTGCTGCTTCTTTGGCCAGTTTCTCAGTTAGTCCCTTACAATTAGTTTTTTTAGCAAGCATCGTTACTAGAATCTCGGCGTCTTGAGGGTGTACTGATTCTAACAACCCGATAAACATAGTCTCGCGTTTAAGTGAATGCATTTCTGGGCCACCCTTTACGAAATATTTTAATTTCATGTGCTGTTTGTGCCACGTGGAAGGAACGTGTTCTTCTTCAGCAAGGTCAAAGGGTGGGCGACTTTCTGGCAGCAGAAAGTTGATGCGGGGGTCAAATACACATCGCAAATAATCAGCGAACGCTTGATACGTTCCTACATAAGACTTCACTAGATCAATCTTATCCTTTCGTGATTTTGCTTTCGCAATGTTATCGAGCATTTCATACAACTCAAGGCGAGTCTTTCTGCCTTGTTGTTGTTCAGTAATCATATATCACCTCTATCATATAAAGTATTTAGTGTTTCACTTATTGGCACTCAAGTGAGATCTTGAGATTCTGCAATTAATTATACCATTATAATAATCGTCTCTAAGGAGAACCTCGCGATCGAACTGTTCCTTGGTTTCGTAGTATGCACAGTCTCCTCTCGTTTTGCAGAGATGTAGTATTTCTCGGGTTAGGGTTTCTACCCCTTTGTCTTCGATAAGTTCTCTGACGTGCGGAGAAGAACCGTAGTAGGATTTCCAATCCGATTCTACAAGGGTTCTTTTACGTCGTTTGCGAGTCTTGGTGATAGGTAGAGTTTTTTTATTCCAGAAGAATTTTTTACCAACATATTTCATTCCAGTCTCATTATCAGTAATGAGATACACAAATCCATAGTAATCCTCTGGAACTTCTTTTAATTCTTCTTCTTTGTACCACCAACTCATATTTGCGTCCACCAACATAACAGAGCATATCGAGGATTATCTCTAACGACATTCACGCCGTGCTCAATAGAGTTCCCTCTAAAATACACTGCCTTTCCAATTTCTGCTTCTATGTAGGTGTCTTGGACTATCGCTTCTCCTCCAGAGAAATTATCATTGAGAAAACAAACGAGAGTAAATGCATGAGGAGGATAATCGGTATGAATGGTCATACCGATTCCTGGATCTCTTTTGGCAATTTCTAAGTTTTGAATGTAATGGTATTGTCCGAGATTTTCAATACCAAACTTATTAAGATGAAAGAATAGTTTTTTAATATTTTCGTATTTTTCGCTATTTTCGTAAAGTCTTGCGACTTCAACTTCTTCTGCCCAAACTATCTTTTCTGCTTTTGTCTCATACCATTCTATAAGTTCACTACAAGTTTCTTTATCTAGAAACTTTTCTATTATAATCATTGCGCTTCAACTGTCTCTCCGCACATAGGGCAAAAACAAGGAGTCTCGTCAACATCTATGACAATAACTTCAGTGAAAGATTCGCATATTTCACATATTATTTCAAATACTTGTTGTTCGCCCATTTTATTATTCTCTTCACTAATTAGAATGCTTAGAAATGTCTAGGAGTAAAGGGTTGTATCATACTTATAGATGCTCTTGTTTCTGTATGAATAATTACCCTATGAGAGACCCGACTCGACATAGTAATTATATTTTCATATGGTTTAAGTCTTACTGATTCTATCTTTCCAGTAAGCAGACTAAAATATTCCCAGGTTGTCTCTCCTTCGATGTTAAACGCCCAAACATGGTAGTCATCAACGTGCCATGTTAAACTGCCATTACAAATTCCTTCCATAGACATAAACATAGAAATATTGTTGCAATCTAGATGATCCATCATTTTTTGAAGGATAGGAGGAAAATCAGGATGCCTATTCCAACCATAATGACGATAAACATTAAGGTTTTGTTTGTGCTCTCCAGGATTTGTATTTTTATGATATTCTTCTAACTCATGTCCTACTGAGAAGATTACGTCGTTTTTCCATCCCCTTTCCGCTCCACTCTCGCCAGGAGTTTTAGCAAGCATCATTATTTCAGGTGTGACTTGTTCTTTCAGAAGAGAAACCCAGTCATCTGGTATCTTTTGAACCTTAACGCCGCCATGGCTAAGACCACTTGGATCTTTGTCAAATTGAACAGAATGCAATTATGCTGCTCCCCAAACCTCTTTCCAATCGCCAGTCAAAGCACCCCGAGCATAATCAGTAGCACGGTTTTCAAAGAAGTTTGTGTGCGTTGGTGCATTAATCATTTCCTCTACCCAAAGCAAAGGATTTTTCTTTACTTTAAAAATGCCTTTCATACCCAAAGAAATCAACCTTCTATCGCATATATATCGAATGTAGTGTTTAACCTCTTCAGGTTTCAGTCCTTCCATAGGACCCATAGCAAAGGCAAGATCAATAAACTTATCTTCTAGTTCTACCATCTTTTCTGCTATAACATAGATTGAAGACTTGAGTTCATCGTTCCATATCTCAAGGTTTTCTTCGACATAGGTGCGGAACAACTTAATCATAGACTCAGCGTGCATAGTCTCGTCTACGATTGACCAAGTAACAATCTGACCCATACCCTTCATCTTTCCGTGACGAGGAA